TGGACCGTTGGTCTTGTGTTCGAGGGCTCTGACCCGCAGCATTACGACTATGAGGGGCTTGCCCACAAAGACAAAGCGGAGTTTGTTCATTCTGTATTGGACCTTCTTCCTGCGGACTTTACGCACTTCGATCTTGGTGCGACGATCATGTCGATGCTGTCGATGTATGGATATAATTATCACGCTATGTCGGAGTTCTTATCTGACATGGCGGACACCTGTAAGACGCTAAAGGACAAGGAGGGCGTAGTTCTACAATGACAGAAGACGGGAAATTAACACCTGCGCTAGAGGCGGAGTATAAGTTCTTGAAACAACAGGTTGATTTCTGGATGGAGGCGTATATGAAACGTGATGCGTCTCCCTCTGCGAAGCAGCGGTACTTTCATGCGAAGACGGACTTGTCGAAGTTTGTTTCTAATCGACGCAAAGAGGGGTACAACATCTGATGGTTTTGGTGACAGACACCTTAACAAGAACATACGGTAAGGAGATAGACATGCAGGAACCCACGAGGGAGCAGTTTGAAAATTGGTACAGAGAGGCTTGGCTCAACGACATTCGTAAGGGGAAGGCGAAGAAGCAGGTTGCGGTGGTTGAAGAGCCACCCAAGAAGCTGAAGGCGGTCAAGAAGATTAAGCTATCGGAGAAGGCTCGGGTTGTGAACCGGATGGTGATCCGAGGATTTAATTCATACGAGATCTCCGACATGTTGGGTGTATCTCGGCAGTCAGTAGATCAAATCAGAAATCGGTACGCGTTACCGAGACAGGACGAGGAATGAAACGAGAAGAGATATTGGACACGGCGAAGCAGTACGTCACCGTGGACCGTGCAGCGACGCACGGGGGATCGGAAGACAGCTTCGGTACGATTGCGCGGTTTTGGTCTAGCTACCTTGACCACACGATCTCGGAGGCGGACGTCTGTGCGATGATGGTTTTGTTGAAGGTCGCAAGAATTAAGGGGAACCCAACGCACATCGACAACTGGATCGATACGGCGGGGTACGCGGCCATTGGGGGAGAGGACTGATGACTGATTATATTAAAGGCCTAGAGAAAGACCTAGCCCTAGCTAAGAATGCTTTGAAACGTATTGGCGATGGGGAGTTCTCAGGAAAGATTTTGCCCTCGATGCCACCTAAAGACGCCGCAGAATTTTTTGCATACCAAACGTACCTAGCCATAAAGAAGGAAGACGAATGATGAGATACGCGATACTGTTTGAAATAGATTTCGGTCAAACTGAATACGTTCGTACTACCAACCCGTTCCATGAACTCTCGCCTGTGCTGTTGTTTGATAACCTAGAAGACGCAAAGCGGGAAGCATCGAACTGGAACACAGGGGTTGCGGTGGTGTGGGATCGTGGGGACGCTGATGAAAGTGATAGGTGATAGCGCATTTGGTAGCACGAACATCTGCAAACCGCCCGATACCGGCAAGGTTTAACGTCCCCAAGGAGTTGATAAATGGACCCGAGACTAGATTCAATAAAAGATTTAATCCGCAACACAGAAAAAACACTTGACGAGATCGAATGGGTAAACCCATCGGACCCGCGGATTGAACAACTCGTCAAAGAACTTAACACCCTAAAAGAAAAGGAAGCAAAAGGTGAACTATATGAACCAAGGTTTTAAGACAACTGCAATGAACATCGTCATTGAGAACATGACCCACGCAGGTAGTGGGTTTGGGATCACGGATCAGGGAGAGGCAGTCTTTCTGTCTAGGCGACAGATGGAGGTTATGGAGATTGAAATCGGCGATCTTTTGACAGCGCACTGCATACCGAACTATGAAGACAAGCGGGATCAGATCCCGTGGCGAGCGATCCGAGTGGACCGTGGGTCCGTGACCCAAGATCCAGTGGACGTGCCTAAAGGACCGACGGCAGCTGAGATTGAACAGACCATCGAAGACATACTGGATAGCTTCGATGATTTCTTCACAACGAAAGAACTTGCGGACAACGTGGGGACGGACACCAAGAGTGCGGGGAACGCGTGTCTGCGATTGTTCAACAAGGGCAAGATCGTGAAGTCCGATGTGTATGCTGCACCGAACCAAGAACGTGCGTCATGGAACCTGTGGGCTCGCAACACAGAACCGTTTAAATAACTTGCAGACAGCCCCCAGACAACGTATAAGTTTATAACAAACGGAATACAACTGGGGGCACAAATGGCTCGGAAGAAGATGAAAGAAAAAGATAAGACGCACTTTCAGAACGTCGGTCTGTTGAAAGAGGACCACGAACTGCTGAAGAAGTTAGCGGACAGTGAGCAGAGATCGATGGCGCGTCAGCTATCGGTTCTGATACGCAAAGCGGTTGCCGAAAAAGAAGCGGCCTGATACACTAGACGCACTGCTCTGATACCCACATCGCCTTGTGGGTATCCGCCTCAACTGCCCCGCTTTCGCGGGGCTTCTTTTTTGTATCCACGGATATCTGATTTTTTAGCTGCGCCTCTGGACGTAAGACCTGTGAAGAAGGCCTTGGCAACATCCATGTCGAGCCCTGTCATTGCGGCCAGTTCTTTGGCTTGGGTCTCGACATGTGCGTAATTGTTTGTGCGCTCTACCATCAGCTTGGTTATTTTTTCGGGATCAAAGTCAGCCATTCTCTTGCCTGTTCACCTAAAACCTTTGCACCGATATCGATCTTTTCGCGGAGGGCTTTCACGATACGTTCATCGATGGTGCCTTCGGAGATCAAGTCGATGTATGTCACGTTGTTCTTTTGACCAATCCTGTGTGCGCGATCCTCTGATTGGATGCGGGTCTCAAGATTGAAGTCGTTCGCGTAGTATACCACAAGATTGGCTTCGGTTAAAGTCAGCCCGTACCCTGCGGTTGCGGGGTTGCCGACGAAGAACTTCAGCTGTCGGCCTTGTTGGAACTCTTTGATGATGCGGTTGCGCTCTTCGTCTGTGGTGTCCCCGTAGTATGCGGCGGCACATCCTTGTCCGAACTTGTCGTTCAGCATCTGCGTGATCTGTTGGATGTCGTACCGAAAGCGGGACCAGATGATTGCTTTGCCGTCATGCTCTTCGAGGATTTCTTCCAGTGACTCCATCCGCTTTGATGGGAAGTACAGCATGTCCCCCTCGTCGGTCTTGAGATGGCCTGACATGATCTGCTGTAGCCGTAGCATCTGGGTGATGACGGCAGGAGCCGTGGACATCTCGCCGTTGTCGAGCAGAACCATGGCGTGTTGACGGATCTGGTTGTACATGTTGCGCTGCTCGTCGGTCAGCCCGACGTACCGTGCGGTGTAGACCTTTTCGGGTAGATCGAGGCAGTCTTTCTTGAGAACACGGAACGAGAACTGATCAATTCGGTCCGTCAGTTCATCGAGATTGCGGAAGCCGACGATCTGTTGGAATGCGTGTGCGCCCATGGTCTTACGCTGGACCACGGCGTACCGCCCCTGGAACGCGTAGTAGCTGTCGTAGCCCAGGAGCCCAGGGCGTAGGAACTCTGTCTGCGAATAGATATCCATCGGGCTTTTGGTGACGGGAGACCCTGTCAACAGACGGCGGAACGCGAACCCTGCGGCGATCTTCATGAGTGCCTTGGTGCGTTTGGCCTTGTGGTTTTTGATGGTGGTGCTTTCGTCGATGGCAATCAGGCCCTTTGGGCCCAGAGCCTTGGACATCCACATCCCACCCTGCTGTCCTTTAAGAGAAGAGAACGCTTCAACATTCATGACAAAGATGGTGAGTCCATCGAACTTGTCTTTGACGGAGCGCATCTCTGCCTGTTGTGCTTTGTTCGGCGAAGCGACCCAACGAATCACCCGATGTGGTACGTCATCGGACATGTGTTCTGGGATTTCCTTGGCGACCCAGTTGCGGTACACGCCCTTCGGTGCGATGATGAGGGCGAAGTTGATGTCGCCACTCAGGTACAGCATCCCAATGTTGTCGATCAAAACCTTTGATTTGCCTGTCCCCATCTCCATGAAGTAGCCAAATTCTGTTTGTCTCGCCCCGTATCGCAGCGCATCTTTTTGATGCTGAAAGGGCGGAAGTTTAAATTTGTAGTTGACATCCATCACATATCTCCACTAATGTCTACCGTACGGATAGCACGAAGCTACCGCAGAAAGCAACCCTGAAGAGGAAAAACTTATGAGCGATATATTCGACGACATATTCGATGAAGGACAGGCTCTGTCCAACGTTGATACGAACACAGGAAAGCAGTTAAGCCAACTGGTTCGAACCCTCCGTAACGTAGAACAACAGATCGACGATGCGGAAAACCACCTGAAAGATCTGAAGTCCCTGAAGCACAAGCTGTCTGTTGAGAACATCCCGCAGCTGATGGATGAGATGGGCGTTGAGCGGCTTGATGTCGACGGCGTGGTTGTTGAGCGCAAGATGATCGTGAGTGCATCGATCCCAGTTGCGCGGAAAGACGAAGCCTTTGCTTGGCTGAGAGAGAATGGATTGGACGACATCATCAAGAACGACGTCACCGTTTCGTTTGGCAAGGGGGAAGACAATGTGGCAGGAGACGTGGTCGGTCTGCTACAGGACCGTGGCTTTGATCCACAGACAAAGACCCATGTTCATCCATCTACACTCAAGGCGTTTGTTAAGGAACGCGTGGAGGGTGGCAAGCCAATCGACCTCGATTTGTTCGGGGCCTTTATCTCAAACGCAGC